ATTACGGACTGGGTATAAAGGCAATTTTGCCAGAACAGTTAATACTATTACTCAGTCCGTAGTACACTACAATAAAATATGAAAACAATACTAACAATACTAATAGGTTTAAAAATTTCAGTTACAGCCACTATATATCATGCAGTTCCTGGTCAGACAGACAGCACACCATTTATTACAGCATCTAATAAAGTTATAGATAAAGATAATCCTGGTGGACATAGATGGATAGCAGTATCTAGAGACTTAGAAGCTTTGGGTTATACATTTGGTACACGTGTATGTGTAGAGAATGCAGGTCCAATGGATGGCTATTGGATAGTACAAGATAGAATGAATAAAAGATGGACACACAGAATAGATTTCTTAGTTAATGAATCTATGAAAGGTGGTAAGTGGGATAACGTAACAATATATTTAGATAAATAATTATGAAACATTTTGCAAATAACGGTAAAGAATATCTTAAGAAACCAGAAATGACAGAAGAAGATATTAAGTATAGACAAGGTAGATCCAGACACAGAGTAGAAGCAACAGAGAAATTTGCTGCTTGGACTGTAATGATTTGTATAATCCTAATGGGAATATTAATAATGTTAAGTCAACTTGTATGAAGGATCAATTGTTTGTAGAAGCACGTGTAAAAGATGGGGAATTACATTTCCCTATAAAAGCATATGAAATTAAATTTAAAAACTTTTTAAAAGATCAGCCTGAGAGTGTAAGGTTGGATATATTTATTGGTGTCAATGATGGTAAAGGTAGTAACCCGCAGCTAGCAAGGATACATGCTATGATTAGAGAGATAGCAAATGAAATAGGTCATACATTTGAAGAGGTTAAACTACAAGTCAAGCGTAGAGCGGGTTTATGTTTTATGAGAAACAATGTAGAATACTGTAAGTCCTTTGCTAAATGTGATAAAGAAGAACTAAACTTGGCTATACAAGCTGCTATGGAAATAGGAGATTTTGGTGGTATGCAGTTAAGATGATAAGAAAACAGCATAAGCTTTATGCTTTGCTTTAGGATTAATTAATCTCTTTTCTAATACAGCAGGTTCTTTAATAGCATCTTTAGGTAAGTACTTAGGATTTTTACTATTAAGTTTTCTTTTCTTAGGCATTACTTTACAACTTTTAATTTAGATTGAAGATCCTTGAACTTCTCAGTTATATCTTCTCCTCTCTTCATCATCTCAGCAACCTCTCTAAGTTCATCTTTAGTTGCAGAAGTTTCAGTCTTCTGTTCAAGACCTTGTTTCTGTGCTTTATATTTTAGCTCTTGTAGTAGAGAAAACAAAGTGTATATTCTTGACTCAAATTGATCAAGCTTAGGAAGATTTTTTATATCATCCTCAGATACATCTTCACCATTATTTTTTCTGGTTGCAACATCAACTATCTTTTCAAATTTTTTAAAAGTGTATGCAATATTATCTGCATAGTCACTTTCTAAAATATCATTTGTAATAATATTTTGGAGTGAAGTAATGTAAACAGTAGAACACTCAATATTTTTAATAACCTTTGAGTGATCATAAGTAGAATAAGTTTGTAAAGATTCAGACATATTAATTAATTTAGAATACAAATATAATATAATTTATGGAAAAAGTTCAAGTAGACATAATAAATCTTAGAGAAAATTTAAATAAAAAATTAATAGAAAGCGGTTGGGATACAATGCTATCTCCATATATAAATGGTCTTAGCTTTGATCATATAGTAAATGAGCTTGTAAATAATGTAAATGCAGGTAGAAGATTTACACCAAAGTTCAAAGACATATTCAATGCATTCTATGAGTGTCCATATGATAAAGTAAAAGTTGTAATGGTAGGCCAAGATCCATACCCACAGTTAGGAGTTGCGGATGGTATAGCATTTAGCTGTAGTAAAAAAGGTAAAGCAGAAAAGTCTTTACAATATATACTAAAGCAAACTATTGGTAATTACACTGACACAGGTAGAGTTATGTATACACCAGAAGAATGTGATCTAAGACGTTGGGCTAACCAGGGTGTATTATTAATTAATACAGCATTTACATGTGAAGTAAACAAAATAGGATCTCATTATGCAATATGGAAATCATTTACTGAATATCTATTTGATAATCTAAATAGACATAACCAAGATCTAATATTTGTATTACTTGGTAAGAAAGCAGAAGCATGGTCTCCGTGGTTGGATAACGTTAGAAAGATTTATGTAAGTCACCCAGCATCAGCTGCATATAGAGGTGGTGAATGGGACTGTAAGGATGTATTTAATTTAGTAAATGAAAAGCTAGAATACCTTGAAAAAGATAGGATAGAATGGTAGAATTTTGTATCTTTATAACCTTTAAAACCAAGCACATATGTGGGAACTATTCCAAAAGATATTAGCTCAAAAGCTAACACCCAATCAAGCACTTATACTATTTTCAATGAAACAAAAAGTTGGCTTAGCGTCAATAGAAGAGTCAGATAAAAAAGCTCTTGTTGATTTAGGTTTGATAGTAAAAGAGAATGGTACATATACAATGTCTCCAGAAGCAAGAATGTTCTGTATTAGACTAGATAATTATTTTATAAAGGCCAAAAAGAAAACAGATATCCAACTAATGGGTAAGAACTTTGTTGACAAGATTAATTCATATAGAGAAATATTCCCTGCTAAAAGATTACCAAGCGGTAATCCTGCACGTAATAACGTAAAAGCATTGGGAGAAAACTTTAGATGGTTCTTTGAAACTTATGATTACACATGGGATGATGTTATGAAGGCTACTAAAATGTATGTTAATGAGTATAGAGATGCTGACTATTTGTATATGCAAACAAGTCAATACTTTATATCAAAGCAAGACAAGCACAAAGTAAAGCATTCAAGACTTGCTGACTACTGTGATTTAATAATAGAAGGGATCAATATAGAAGATGATCACTTTAAAGAAAAAGTTGTATGAAAAAGAAAGAATCTTGGGTTGGACAATATGCTGCTTTTAATGAAGCACTTAAATATATGTACGCTAGATCTACCGGTGAGGAAAAATCTATATATACTCCATGGCCTAAGTTCAATGATGCAGCTACTGATGGTATAGAGTGGAACACACTCACTGTAATTGGTGGAAGACCTGGTTCAGGTAAGACATTAATTAAAGACCAGATCATTAGAGAATCGTTTGCCCTTAATCCAAATGATAAGTTTAGAGTATTAGAGTTTCAGTTTGAGATGGTAGGTAGAACATCTGCTATTAGAGAATTTAGTTCTATTACTGGTAAAACTTATAAAGAGTTATGTAGTGCTGGGTCTACTCTAAGTACAGATACACTGAACACGTGTCATCAGTATGCTAAAGAAAGAGTAAAGCATCCAGTAGATATAATTAGTACACCTATGACTGTTAATCAGATGCGTGATCAGATAGATCAGTATATGAATAAACATAAAGGTATTAATACAATGATAACACTTGACCATACAATGTTAGTCAAGAGAGCACCATATCAGAATAGCACATTAGATATGCTATTTGAATTAGGTGAATTCTTTACACAATGTAAAAGAGATTATCCTTGTTTATTTATTGCCTTGTCACAACTTAATAGAAACATAGATAACCCGGATAGGGCTATAGATGGTAAGTACGGTAACTATATACTTGAGTCAGACATATTTGGATCAGATGCAATGCTTCAACATGCAGATATGTTAATAGGTATTAATAGACCCGCTAAACAAAAGATTAGGTTCTATGGACCTGATAGATATATAATAGAGAATGATAGAACATTAGTATTACACTTCTTAAAAGCAAGAAACGGTGATGCAAGAATGAGTTTCTTTAGAGCAAAGTTTGAACAGATGCAGATAGAAGAAATGGCCACACCAGGTCAACAAGAACGTAGATAACCTGCACACCCAACCACTGCTCCCCAACTATCATACGCACCATTTAAAATAAAATGAATACTAAAAATATAAAAAATAAGAACATGGGATTAACACCTGCAGAACGCAAAGCAAAAGTCCTCAAATTAAGAGAAGAGCATGAAGATTACTTTCAGACAGAAGGTAAGATAAATGCACTATACATACCAAAGATGGCATACCGTCCATCAGGTAAAGATGAATTATATGTTTCATTCTTTCCAAGTGAATTGGAAAAGGATAAAGATATATACACTGAGTTTGTAAGTATAGACTATGACTCAGAAGATCCTAAAAGAACATTGTATTTACATAAGTATAATCCGCATTGGAAAGATGAGTATGAACTTATAACTTCAAGCTCAGGATTTCAAAGACATTTGATTCCAGTAAGTGAGCTCAAAGTAATTAATGATGTTACAGCTAGAACTAATGCAGATGGTCTTAAGATAATAGGTAAGGCTACAAAAATTGACTGGTCTAATCCTGATATCCCTAATCCAGATGCAAAAGTTGTGGATCCTTTGATAGAAAAGCTAGAAGAAATAAACCAAACATTGATAACGTTAACTAAAGTAATAAATAAATTAATTAAATAAATATGGCACAAAGCGTATTAGTAATTGCAGATTCAGGTACAGGAAAGTCAACCTCAATCAGAACATTAGATCCTAAAGAGACTTTCATTATAAATATTGCAAACAAACCTTTACCATTCAAAGGCTATAAGAGTAAGTATATTCAAATTAGCAAAGAGAATCCAAAAGGTAACATTACTTCAGCTGCATCAGCTGCAGGTATAATTAAAGCAATGAAGCATGTTGATGAAAAGATGCCACATATCAAAACATTAGTTATAGATGACTGGCAGTACATGAGTTCATTTGAATACTTTGAAAGAGCAAATGAAAAAGGTTATGATAAATTCACTCAAATAGCAGCAAACTTAGCTATGGTAGCAAAGATGCCTAAAGATATGAGAGATGATTTAACTATTATATTCTTAACTCACTCAGAAGATTCAACAGATATAAACGGTAATAGAAAAGTTAAAGCTAAAACTATTGGTAAAATGATAGATAATACATTAACTTTGGAAGGCTTATTTTCTATTGTACTATTTGGTAAAGTAAATAAAAATGATGATGGTGGACTTGTATATGGTTTTGAAACTCAAAACAATGGAGAGAACACATGTAAATCACCAATGGGTATGTTTGAGGATTTATTTATCCCTAATGACCTGAAGTATGTAAAAGAGTGCATACAGAAATATGAAGAATAATAAATTAATTAAAAAAAAAGAA